AAAAAAAATGACAGAACAGCAGCAACATCTACAACAACTTTTAGAACAAAGAGTTAAACTTGAATCAGAAATTAATCAAAACAGAGAACTTTTTTGGAAAGTTCAAGGAGCTATTGAGTATCTAACACAAATTGGAGTTACTTTGCCAGAGCCAGAATCCAAAGAAACTTCTGAAGAAGTGGAATCTTGACAGATTCTAAATAAAAACTTATAATGTTTATAACCCACCATAAGGTGGGTTTTCTTGTAATGAGACTTTGAGTGACAATTAGAGCCGTGGAAAGTGCCCTTTGAGAAAAGGGTGTACCCCCTTTCTATACGGATGTAGAGTTCAATTAATTTTAATGCTAAACTTCTTTACTGTAGCCGTTCCTCTTTTAGCAATGGTTACAACCAATACGGCATCACTGCCTTTCTCTAGTTATAAACTGCAAGGTCCTCCTCCCCCAGTGGATGAAAAACCTTATTCTATTATTAAAGAGTTTGAACCCGAGAAGACAGCAATCCTAGAGGTTGCACCACCAAAGCCAAAAGAGAAAAGACTAATTTGTAAAGGGTGTAATGAACATGAGAATGCTACCCTGGCATTTTTCCAGGATCGTGGTATTAGAGACAGAAACGCCCTTGCTACCATCATGGGCAATATTAGACAGGAATCAACATTCGTGCCTAACATTTGTGAAGGTGGTAGTAGAACCTCATACTATAATTGTGGAAGAGGTTATGGTTTGATACAATTTACTTCTGCTTCTCGTTATTATGGACTGGGTGCTTTTGCTAAAAAAATAGGAGGTAATCCTTCTACTGCTGATACTCAACTTCGGTATATTACTACTGAACCACAATGGAAGAGTATTGAAAACAGAATGAAAGTTTCTGGAAAATCTATTGATAGGTATATGAATTATGCCTACGAATGGATTGGATGGGGACACCATGGAGCAAGAACACAATATGCTTATGACTATGCTAAACGATTGGTTCTTGCTGATGTCTAAATAACTTTACCTGACTTGCTGACACTTTTCAGGTGGGATTGGAGTGCTTCGGCACTCCTTTCTTGTATAAATAGTAATGTCAGCAAGTTAGAGTAGTATGAAACACTTTTATGTGTATTATTCCTATGAGGAATATGGAAGAGGTTATATTGGAAAAAGAGAATGTAAATGTCTTCCAGAAGAAGATGTAAGTTATTTTGGAAGTTTCAAAGATAAAACTTTCAATCCAACTCAAAAAATAATATTAGAAACTTTTGGGAGTGTTGAAGAAGCACTTGAAGCAGAATGTGCTCTCCACGATTTTTATGAAGTAGATAAAAATCCACACTTTGCTAATAGGGCAAAACAAACTTCTACTGGATTTTATTGTAATAAAGGTGCTGGTGAAGAAGCAAACAAGAAAAGAAGTGAGTTGATGAAAACAGAATACAATCCTATGAGTAATCCAAAACTCAAAGAGAAAGCAAGAAAAAACTTGATTAGAACTTTGAGTAATCCAGAAATGAGAAAACTAAAAAGTAGAGTTGGAAAGAAAGCACACAATCGTCCAGAAGTAGTTGAGAACCATAGACAGGCAGCACTCAAATCTCATCAAAATCCAGAAACAAAAAGAAAACATATTGAGGCAAAACTTGGTGAGAAAAATCCTTGTTATGGTAAAAAGTGGATTACAAATGGAAATGAAAACAAATACATAAACTCTATTGATGAAGTTCCAAGTGGTTTTTGGTATGGTAGAGTTTTCATAAATACCTAAAAAGTACTTATAAAGATGCAGTTTCAAGAAGAAATCCTTGATGAAAGGACTTTGATGGTAGGGAAAAAAGTTAGACCTTCCGGAACTATGAATATGCGTGGATCAGAAGGTGCCGCGAGAAAAGATGTTTCTCGTGCGGGGTTTAGGAAAAAAGGTCCCATTCAAGATCCAAAAGTAGAAAAGAGTGGAAAAGATGTTCCTGTTTGGGTAAGAACTCATAAGTCTCCTGGAGATTATGCTGCTCATACTGCAAGAAAGCAACATAGAGAGGGTGATAAGCCACAGAGTAAAGAATTAAAAAAACAGTTTGGTAAAACTGGTGCTAAGAAAGATTCTCCAGTTCATGATATCACTGTTGGTTCTCCAAAATCTAAAGTAAAAGATCCCGGACAAAGAGCAAGACAATTTGTTGGTGCTCTCAAAGGCGTAAAAGATACTATGAAGTCAAAGAAAGGAGTTGCTACAAATACTCCTACTGCTATTGATTCTGCTAAGTCTAAGGGTAAAAAGAGTAGAAGTGGTGAGGAAGGTGCAGAACAAAGAGGTAGAATTTATAAGAAACTAGGAATGGGAGAAAGAAATCCCAAGACTGGTGTTCAGATGGCGAAGTTGAGTGATTCCTTTAATGGAAAAACTTTTAGTGAGTTTATATATGAGTGTTATATTATTTTAGAAGCAAGAAAATATACTAGAATCCGTTCTAGAGAAGATGCTGAGAAAATTCGACAATCACAAGAAAATCCAAATGCTTATAGATTAAAAAATAGACAAACTGCAGAAACTCCATATTGGGGACTAGAATCCAAAGAAAAAAGAAAAGACCAAGATGAAAGGAGAAAAGAAAATCTAAAAGCGATTAGTCATAAAGAGTTGGAAGATCATTGTAAAAGAAATTTGCATCCGGGTGATTGTAAAAAAAATGCGAATAGAGCATTAAGAATTGAAAGGGGAAGGAAAAAGTCTCAAAGAGATGAGGCAAAAAGTAAGTCTCAGGAAACAGGGCAAAAGCATGATGTAGATCATATTCAAGCACAACCAAATAGAAGAAGTGAAACAACAAAATCAAGATTTCAAGCAATTCATCCGGGTGATTCTTCTGATAATAGGAGAGTAATTCCAAGTAGAGAAAATCGTGAAAAAAATTCTAGTAATACTGAAAAATCAACGACTAGATCTGGTGCTCTTATGAGAGCCCTTCAAAGAGCTAGACAAAAATAATAAATAGAGGAGAGCGGTTGCTACTCCTCTTTTTTTATGTTCAATTTTAACTTCGGAAAGAAGAAACCTGATAAGAAGCAGATAATCCTTATAAGCGTCATACTCAGTGGTATCGTAGCAACCCTCTCCCAATGCACAGGAGCGCCTCAGGAGCGCCTCTGGGACCTTCTAGACGAGGTTCAGAGATCTCTGTTCCCAGGCACCGTAATCAACGATGTGCTGCTTCAGGACCCTGCTGTGGTTGGTAGGAGAGTTGAGCGTGATGTGGATAAAGCAATTCGTGATTATGAGGACTTGACAAGAGACTCAGATCCACCTAGAGTACCTTTGCCCAGGTTGATTGAGAAAGCTCCAGATAACTCTGAGGCTCAACGATTACTTGGTGGGGAGATGAGACTATGCGCTCCATGGGTTGACAGTTGCCCCAAAGAACCTATATAATAGAAAAGTCGGGTAGGTGTCCGAGTGGTTAATGGAGGCGGACTGTAAATCCGCTGGCTCTGCCTACGGGGGTTCAAATCCCTCCCTGCCCACCTGGTCCCTTCGTCTAGCGGTTAGGACACCACCCTTTCACGGTGTAGACACGGGTTCGATTCCCGTAGGGACTATTGGAAGTGTGGCAGAGAGGTCTAATGCAGTGGATTGCTAATCCGCCGATGTACCTAAGTGCATCCGTTGGTTCGAATCCAACCACTTCCGCCAGGGAGATTAGCTCAGTGGTAGAGCAATGTGCTGATAACGCAGAGGTCGGTGGTTCAAATCCACCATTTCCCACTTGACCAGTTTCCAAACAACTGGTACAATATAAGAGTTGAGAAATCAACTGCGGCATTCCCCTTCGGTAGGTTCAGGAATGGCGGCGATAGGAACCTACTTTATGGGCACATAGCATAATGGATAATGCAACATCCTTCTAAGATGACGATTGGGGGTTCGAGTCCCTCTGTGCCTGTTGGAGTTTATCTCCATACATAAAAGTGATAGAGGGTAAGCCTCTGTTATATCCTTATGAGGTATATTACGCTTACTCCATCTGCTTCAGTGGTGGAACGGTAGACACAGCGGACTTAGAATCCGCCGCCTTAAAAAGCGTGGAAGTTCAAATCTTCTCTGGAGCACTTGACAATCAAACTTAAATAGTTTATGATTGTCTCATTGCGAAAGTAACTCAACGGTAGAGTCCCTGCCTTCCAAGCAGGTTGTTGCGAGTTCGAATCTCGTCTTTCGCTCTTGGTAGTCGTTATGCAGATAGCATAGAAAGACGCCAAAGGAAGTTAAGTCAAAGAATCGAGACAAGCAGACAATGCCCTTTGAACTGGTGTAAGTCCAGTAACTTCCTTTATTCCCATCGACCGAGCAAGCGAACGGGCCTGACTGTTAATCAGAGATTGGTAGGGGCAGTACCTACGATGGGAGCTTGCCCGAATAGCTCAAAGGCAGAGCGTTTCGTTTACACCGAAAATGTTGGGGGTTCAAGTCCCTCTTCGGGCACTTTACTAAAACGAATACTTGTGTTATAAATAATAAAAGGTATTCGGTTCTATTATGACTACTTGTTTAAACTGCGGGTGTGAGAACGATAAACCTAAGTTCTGCTCCCGTTCGTGTTCTGTAACCTATAATAATAAGAAGTCTCCTAAGAGGAAAAGAACTGGTTGGGACACCGCCATCTGTAATTACTGCAGTGTAGAGTTTGACTATAAGAAAAAGAGTTCTACTGGCAAGTTCTGTTCTAACAAGTGTAGTGCTGCAGCCAAGAGACAATGGACAATAGATAAGTGGAAAGTAGGAGAACTGAACCATACAGGGCAGGGTTATGTTCCCAGCGGTGTTCGTGCTTACTTATTAGAAGCGAGTGGGGGTAAGTGTTCCCTTTGTGGTTGGTCTGGAACAAACATTCATACCGGACGAACCTGCCTTGAGGTGGACCACATAGACGACGACCCTTTCAACCACGCCCCTGAAAATCTACAAGTGGTCTGTCCCAACTGCCACGCACAAAAAACTTTACCACCCCAAAAGAGTAACGGTGGACGTTACAGTAAGGACAAGCAACATCCTAAGTTTTGTATGAATAAGTAAAAAAATGAATCCCTCTGCTCCCATTTGCATAAATATTTCAAAAAGAGTATAATGGAAAAACTTTATAAACTCTTGAGTGATGCACAGTCATCGCTTTTTGTTTTATTCCATAAAACTTGGGCATTTCACTGGAATGTTGTAGGTGAAGATTTCACTCAACTACATCAACTCTTTGGTGGTCAGTATGAGACTATGTTTGAAGAGATTGATCGTCTCTCAGAACATATGCGTTATCTGAATGTAAAACCTCTCAGTTCTCTCTCAAGAATGCTTGAGGTAACTCAAATCAAAGAGGCAGCAAGTTCAACCGGAGCAAAAGAAATGCTTCAAGAACTTCTTGATAACAATACCAAGTTTTGTGAATTGATGGGAGAAATTTCGGAAGAGTCTGAAAATCAAAAGTCATATGCTACAGCAAATTTAGTTCAAGATTTGATGGAATCTCATGGTAAGTTTGTTTGGCAGTTGAGAGCACACCTGCAATGATTAGGATGAAGAATAATGATTTCAATAAGATGCAAAGATTGTAATAGAGAAATAACAGGACATCATTCAAAAACAGTGACCTGTGGTTGTCCTAATATGGCAACAATTCGTGGAGATAAGATTTCAGCACTTGACTTATCTCGTATTGTTATGTTAAACTCTATTCAGAAAGAACAAAAATCAAATGTTCTGACTTCACAAGATATTGCCTGGCAAGAGGCAAGACGCCAACGCAAAGTAAAGCGTTTGGATTTTGAGGTTCGTTGAACCTCCCACTGGAAAGGTGGTCGAGTGGTTGAAGGCTCTAGTCTTGAAAACTAGCGATGTGAAAGCATCCGTGGGTTCGAATCCCACCCTTTCCGTTTTAAGTTAAGTTACAAATTTAATATTTTCTTCAACAGTGTTACGATATGAACACAAAAAATTGACTTTGAAATGTCTGTGATTAGTATATAATAGTATCACAGGGACAAACCTATGGATCAGCACACCTATGATAATTGGGTGAAGATCAAGGCAACTTTTGAAGCCTCTGGCAACACTAATAATATGTTTTATTATCGAGCATGTGAGATTTTAAAAACCCGAAAAGATCCTCTCGCAAAGTTTCTTGGAGACGAGAAATGATGCACGAACAAGACGAATTTATTACACGTTCTGAAGTTCAGGAGATGATCGATGCAGCAATACGACGACACAACCGTAATGCTTCTATCATTAGTATGTGCGTCGGTTGGGTGGTTCTTGCTTTATTTGCTGAAGGACTTTTGAGACTTGTAGGGGTAATTCCTCCGTTGCTTCCATGGCTCAAAATCACTCTGAACTGATTTTCTTGGTTCCTTGGTTTGTTCTTGTGGTGATTGCACTTACAATGTTCGTGCAGGGTTGGATGATTATGAATGCTCATCATGGGTATTCTAAAAGTCCAAAAGTAAAACATCCAGAATTAAACGACGTTAAAGCAGGAGATCCTTTACTAGTGGTTAAATTCACCGAAGAAGACTTGCAAGAACTGCAACAAAGAATTATACAACAAAAAATGGATGAACTCTTTGAAGAACCATCTACCTATGAGGACGAAGAAGATGATTAGGTTAATATTCACTTCAATGACTTTGTTTGGTTCAATTGGACTTTTTATATATTGGGGACTTACGCACGCATATCCAGAGGTTTTATGAAAGTAGGATTAATCGGTTTAGGAAGAATGGGCGAAGGTATGTCTCGCCGCATGATGAAATCGGGTATAGAGGTTTGGGGATATAGAAGAAATTATGAGAAAGCAAACGAAGCTTTTGAAAAGGGATTTGTTAATGGAATTACGACTGATATTGAAAGCCTTGTTAAAGTAGTTAAACAAAATAAAAACGGTAGACAACAACCAGGTATTTTTCAAATGGTTGTTCCATCCGAAACAGTAGAGGAAACGATCAATGAGTTACTACGATATTGTGGTGAAGGAGATATTATTATTGATCATGGCAATAGCAATTTTAAAGACAGTCGGAAAAGAGCAGAGCGTCTGGCAAAACTTGGTATCCAATATATTGATTGTGGTACTAGCGGCGGTGTTTATGGTTTGGATCGTGGATACTGTCTTATGGTTGGTGGCGGAAATACTGCGGTCGCCACTTGTGCGAGGATTTTTGATGCCCTTGCCCCAGGAATCAACGCTGCCCCCAGGACTCAGTATGACTCGGATGTAACTTCTGCTGAGTTTGGTTGGTTACATTGTGGTGGTCCTGGTGCTGGACATTTTGTGAAGATGGTTCACAATGGAATTGAATATGGAATGATGCAGGCATATGCTGAAGGATTTAATATCTTAAAGAACGCAAATAACGGAGCACAGTATGTCAAAGAAGGAGATGCTGAAGTTGCTCCTATGGCAGACCCAGAAAGTTATTGTTACGACATTGATGTTGCTGAGGTGGCTGAGTTATGGCGTCGCGGTAGCGTGGTTGGTAGTTGGTTACTCGATCTTACTGCTGATGTGCTACGCAGGGATGGTAGCCTTAAACGCTTCTCTGGAGGAGTATCCGATAGCGGTGAGGGTCGTTGGACTGTTTCTGCCGCTGTGGACTTGGGGGTTCCCGCTCCTGTTATTACTACGGCACTATTTGAAAGATTTAACTCACGCAATCTCGGATCATTTGGAGCAAAAATCCTGAACGGAATGCGTTATATGTTTGGTGGTCATCATGTTAGGTAAAGCACTTATTTTTGTTGCTATTCCATTTGTATTATCTACACTCTATTTCGGAACAAGAGGCGGATACTATGACTCCAAAGACTATAAGGGAAATGGAACCGCACATTAGGCAGAGATATTGGTTTGCAATGTCTGCCTTTTCAAGAATGTATGGAGTAAAAACTGCTTCTAATGATATACATATTAAACAGTTCTGTATTGAATGGTCATATTGGGATTGTCAAGCTCCTTTACAGGGGCTTGACGAAGCAGACCAATACATGTATTATGAATACAAGAACTGGAGAGGAAGATGATTTTCCACTTGGTTGAAACCCTAGCAGCAAGTCCTTTCTTTCTTTTTCTTTGTGGATGTGGGTTGACAATCGTACCATTCGCTGGTATTATGTTTATACATAAAAACAAATAACCGGATATCGCCTAACTTGGTCATGGCACCTGCTTTGGGAGCAGGAATAATTTCAGTTCAAATCTGAATATCCGGACTCATAAAACTTCACTTTATGAAAATGTATCCAGAACTTTCAGATCTCCAAAAGTTTACAGTTCAAGAGTTTCAAGAAGATTTTGACAACCTAATAGAAAGAGTAGAAAATGGTGAATCATTTGTCATTACTGACGGAGAAAGAAACGCAGTGATAGTTCCATACAACGAAACCATAAAGTTTGCAGTAGAATCTAAAGTGGACGACGATGTGATACGAATACATACCGACCACGAAGAAGGTTGTTGACACAGAGTTTCAGGTCCTCTATAATAGACCTGAATTTAAGCGAGTGAGACTTGGTAGTCAGAGGAGTCTTATAAACTCTTTCCGCCAGATTAGCGGCTTTGAGGTGGTTCGAATCCACCCACTCGTACCTTGCTCCTTTAGCAATCTGGTGAATGCAGCGAACTCATAATTCGCCTGAGGCGTGTTCGATCCACGCAAGGAGCACTTGACAGATTACCTGTCAAACCCTTATAATACTAAGGTCAACATTCAAAACAATGACTCTCACAGCAAAATTCAAGAAAGACGTTCAAACCCTTCGTGGTGCAGCAAACGGTGACTTCTACCTTGATGTAAAGAATCCTAAACTCTATAAAAAGGTTCGTCGTTTTTATGAGAATGAGGGTGTAGTATTCTCTGGTGATCCACTGGATGATTATGAGATGCTTATGGAATATGTTCTTGCTGATCTTGAATCCGTTGAAGTTGCATGACAACACGACTTCCTAAGGTTCTTTTGGAACGAGAAGGATATCGCTTCGTAGAAGTTGGTATTCTTGAGATTAACGGTAAACCCGATTACCGTCTCCAAAAACAAAATGAGTACACCAAACGCTGGAATGACATTTATCTTTTTGATAATGTTCTACAATGCTCTACTGCAATGGAGGATATTGAATATGCTAAATGGTTGGACCCAGACCGTGTTCCTTGTTATGTGAAAGACGATGAAGATTAATTAAAATGTTAAATCATATTGAACGAATAAAAATTTGTTCCGAAGTAGCTATTAAACTTTATTACGATTTTAATTTCGAATATAGTCTAAAAGCAAAAGCGGATGAGACAGTAGACTATTCTAAAAATCAAAAAGAACAAGTACCCTTAGAAAAAGGAGAAGCAACATCTACTGTTATACATAATATCAATGGGCAACCTCATACTTGGACAGAGAATAGGAAATACATTCAATTTTTGAATGCAAATATGCCTTACATTCTCAAAGAATTTGGTCTCTCCAATCAACCAATTGAAGTAGCAAATTCTTGGATTAATCGTCATTCTAAAGGGGGAAGAACTGTAGAACACAAGCATCAATTTGTTGATATTGTTGTTAGTTCTTACCTTCATTGTCCACCAAATAGTGGAAATCTCTTGATAAGAGATCCATTAGAATATCATAGGGCAAATGATGTCGTAGAATCTGCTTTCTCTAAACAAGTAAAATATCAGTATCCTTGGATTGAAGTTCCTGTTAAAACAAATGAACTTGTAATCTTTCCTGGATGGGTAAATCACAAAACAGAAGAAAGCAATTCTGATTTTGATAGATATGTTATGACTTTTAATCTCAAGTATATGCATGGTCCAATGATGGGTGAAAGTCCCGGGATGACTTAAAAAGCGCACTGGTCGGGAGCAACCCCTTATGGCAAAATCTGATCTACTTCGTTGGATTGGAAACATTCTCCTCATAATTGGTTATCAAACTATGCTATGGGGAGAATTTAAATATGGTTTAATGATAAAGGTTGTTGGAGGATTACTCACAGTACCCTTTGCTATTAAACTTAAACTTTGGGATGTACTATTCTTATGTGCATTCTTTGGTATTACCGAGATATCAAAGTTAACCCAACTTTTCTTTAGTCCTGGAACGACTTAAAACTTATACTGGTGGAGTCAAAATGACCCTATTATGAGTTTATTGCCTCTCTCAAGGGCAATTGGTGCGGATGGGACTCTCTCCCGCCTGGTTTCTTGCCTCCAGTCAAAGGGCAAGTGGCGAGCCTGAGTTACATAAGAGGAGTTGCATAAACTCCTCTTTTTTTGTATACTATATACTAAGAGAAATTTATTGGTCTATGAGTGAGTACAAGAAAACGGCACTTGTGTTAGGTGCTGGTGGCTTTATTGGAAGTCATATGGTAAGAAGATTAAAGTCTGAAGGTTATTGGGTGCGTGGTGTAGACCTCAAGTATCCAGAATTTTCAATTTCTGAAGCAGATGAATTCATTCAGGGAGACCTGAGGGATATGAACTTTGTTCGCCGTGTTCTTGAATTTAAAGGAGAGCAAGGAAACTTTTATAACTCAGTTCCTTATCGATATATTCTACCCTTCCATGAAATCTATCAGTTCGCTGCTGATATGGGCGGTGCAGGATTTGTTTTCACTGGAGAAAATGATGCTGATATTATGCACAACTCTGCAACCATCAACTTAAATGTTCTTGAAGCACAGCGTCAATTGAATGAAACTTTTGATGGTGTTGATAATGGCACCGCTTGTGTTCGCCCAGTATTAGATTATAAAACTAAAATTTTCTATTCTGGATCTGCTTGTATGTATCCAGAACATAATCAATTAGATCCAGACAATCCCGATTGTCGTGAAGAGTCCGCTTATCCTGCTAACCCAGATTCCGAGTATGGTTGGGAAAAACTCTTCTCAGAGAGACTCTTCTTCGCTTATCACCGCAACTATGGTATTCCTGTGCGGGTTGCTAGGTATCATAATATCTTTGGACCTGAAGGAACCTGGACTGGTGGTAGAGAAAAAGCACCCGCAGCAATCTGTCGTAAAGTTGCCTACCTTTCAGAGGAAGGTGGAACCATCGAGGTGTGGGGAGACGGGCTACAAACTCGTTCCTTCCTGTATATTGATGAATGCATCGAAGCAACCCGCAGAATGATGAATAGTGATTTCATCGGACCTGTTAATATTGGTTCCGAAGAAATGGTAACCATTAATCAACTCGTAGATACTGCTGCTAAAGTTGCAGGTAAAGTCGTAGAGAAGAATCATATTGATGGTCCTCTTGGAGTTCGTGGACGCAATTCAAATAATGATTTGATTCGCGAAAAACTTGGTTGGGATTATTCACAGACTCTGGAAGAAGGTATCCGCAAGACTTATGAGTGGATTAATACGCAAATGAAAAAGGTGGAAGAGGTGAAAGGTGACAGTAAAGAATGATTTGGATATCGACTTTGATTATATTAATCAAAAACTTAAATCTGGACTAAAACTTAGAATTGATGTGGGTCTTTCCTGTGATATGGGAAGATCTAAACGATGGATTAATTTTATTGATGATGTTTTTGTTATTGGTATTGAACCCCACCCAGAAAATTGTTCTTCCCTAAAGGAACTTTTAGTTAGAACAAGAGGTGGAGATAGATTCTATCTTATCGAAGCTGCAATTGATAATGTTGAAGAACCAACTACAAAAGAATTTTATGGATTTGGTTGGGATGTTTGGCCAAATAATCCAGGATGTTCTTCACTACTCAAACCAAAGGGTAGGTTTGAGAATTCTACAGAAAATGTGTATAATGTGGATGTCATTTCTTTAAAGTCTATATTGGATAATATTGATTATGATGTAGTAGAAGTCTTAAAAACTGACACGCAGGGTAACGATCTTAATGTTATTAAGAGTCTTGGTGACCACATTAAAAATGTCGTCTTCATTGATTCTGAATATGATGAATCTGATGACTATGAAAATGCAAATACTGGTGGTGAGTTAGATGAATATTTGGTAGAAAATAATTTTAAAAAATATCAGATGATTCTTCAACCGACAAGAGATATGATGGTTGAAGATACGCGATATATGAACACTCTAATAGAAGACATAGATAAGTATTCGGATGATTATACATTTGAATCTCATGAAGTTATGGTTGATGTAGAATGAAAATTACTATTCTTGGTTCCAGTGGGCAAATTGGTGCCTACCTTTCGGAGTATCTTCGAGAAAAAGGTCATACTGTTATTGACTTTGATAAGGTGGAAACACCCAATCATGATATGACTGTGATACCGAATCAATATCTTGAGAATGCAATTGAGACTGCAGACTTTGTATTCTTTCTTGCATTTGATGTTGGTGGGTCTCGTTACCTGAAGAAGTATCAACATACTTTCCAGTTCATTGATAATAACGCTCGCTTGATGGCAAATGCATTTGGACTTCTTAAAAAGTATAATAAGAGATTTGTATTTGCATCATCTCAAATGAGCAACATGAGTTACTCTCCATATGGGGTACTCAAAAATGTTGGAGAACTTTATACCAAATCTCTTAATGGACTTATTGTTAAGTTCTGGAATGTATATGGTATCGAAAAGGACCATGACAAAGCACATGTTATCACAGACTTCATCCGTAAAGGATTTGAGACTGGTGCAATTGATATGCTTACTGATGGTCAGGAAGAACGGGAGTTTCTATATGCTGAAGACTGCTGCGAAGCACTTGAGGCAATTATGGAAAACTATAATGAATTTACCTCAGAAGATAATCTTCATATTACAAGCTTTAAGTCAACAAAAATCATTGACATTGCAAGTATTATTTGTGGACAATTTAATTTGATCGGAAAGTATGATGTAAAAGTTCAACCATCTGATCAAAAAGATAGTGTACAGATGGATAAAAGAAATAGACCAGATACCTATTTGATGAAATGGTGGACCCCTAAAACCACAATTGATCAAGGTATTGCTAAAGTATTTGAAGCAATGAAAGGAGATTATCTATGAAGATATTTGTTACTGGATGCGCGGGACTCCTTGGGTCCAATTATACTCGACATCTTTTAGCGAACGGTCATAAGGTAATAGGTATTGATGATCTTTCTGGTGGATATAAAGCGTTTCTTCCAAAGGCAGAAAATTTTACATTTGCAAAATTTGATCTTGAAAGGAGAAAAAAAGTAGTTGAATTGTTCGAAGAACATAAACCAGATGTCCTTTTGCATTTTGCTGCATATGCTGCTGAAGGACTATCACCTTTTATTCGAAACTATAACTATAGAAACAATCTTATTTGTTCTGCCAATTTAATTAATGAATGTATCAAGCACGATACTAAAATGATTTTCACCTCTAGTATGGCAGTCTATGGTGAGCAAGAACCACCATTCACTGAAGATAAGCGTCCTCAACCAATTGACCCATATGGTATTGCTAAGTATGCTGTCGAGTGTGATTTAAAATTAGCTCACGAACAGTTTGGACTTCGATACAATATTGTTCGTCCTCATAATGTTCTTGGAATTTACCAAAACATTTGGGACCGTTATCGAAATGTGATTGGTATTTTCATTCGCAAAACTTTGAATGGTCAACCAATTCTTGTTTATGGTGATGGGGAACAGACTCGTGCTTTCTCCGATATCAAATATTATATGGAACCATTTGATAAACTTCTTACAGAATATGATGGAGAAATTTTTAATATTGGTGCCGATAAACATTTTACTTTGAATGAGGTTGCTGAAACCGTACAGAAGATTGGTAAGAAATATGGATATGAAGTTCCTATTGAACATGGTGAACCAAGACATGAAGTTAAGCACGCATATTGTGATCATACAAAAGCAAAAAGTATGTTAGAATTCAGGGATGAAACAAAACTTGAAGAACTAATTGAAAGTATGTTTATCTGGGCTATGAAGCAACCGAATAGAAAAGTGAAGAGTATGGAATATGAAGTTACTAAAGACATTTACGATTATTGGAGAAATTAAATGACAACTAGAACTATCGAAATTACAAAACAAGATTTTGAATCTAAATCGGAACTGCTGGAATATGATTATGAATTTCTTTCCAAATTGGAAGGAATGTTTGATCATAGTGAAGGTGGATTATTTAATTGGAGAACAGCTGAAAATATGGTTCACCAATTAAAATTTCATAAAAAATATTTGCAAAAGATTCAACCAAAGTATATCTTGGAAATTGGAACTTTTAAGGGATTTTATTCTTACGTTGTTAAAAAAGAAATACCTGAAGTAAAAGTTTATACTTTTGGTATTAATGAGGAAAGTCAACTTTGTGTTGATGCAATTAATGAACTTTATGGTGAAAATTTTATTACTTTTTTTCCCGGAGATTCTTTAGAAACTTTAACTTCTTTTGACAACCCAGATGACATTCCATTTGATATGGCATGGGTAGATGGTGGACATAGTTACGAATGTGCTATTTCCGATTTGGTAAATTGTGGAAAATTGGGAATAGAAAATATCTTAATCGATGATTGTGATATGGGACAAGTAACCGCTGCCTTAAGAGATTTTTGTAATATGGTTTTTTCCGATAATGAAAATGATTATTCTTATTCTATTAAAGATTATAGTCCAAATGAAAGAATGATAACCTATTTGTCCAGAGAAAAAATTTATGAAAATATTTGATTCCTTTAGATTTTTTAATGAGTTAGAGATACTTGAAATACGTTTCAATCTCCTTTATGACTATGTGGATTATTTTGTTATAACAGAATGTCCATATACTACTATGGGTGATGAAAAACCTCTTTATTATTTGGAGAACAAAGAACGTTTTTCCAAATTTAACGATAAGGTTATTCATGATGTAATGGATGAAATCCCTGTGGATTTTACTGCATTTTTAGAAAAACAAAAATTTCATACTGCATATGAAGACATTGATCCAAATTGTGGACAAAGATATATTGATATTCCTCTCCCCTATCAAAGGGATATGTATGCAAGAAATTATACTGCAGTCTCGATTGAAAAAGCAGGAGTGACTGATGATGATATTGTTATAACAAGTGATGCTGATGAAATTGTAAATCCATTAATTTTAGAAAATCTAAATTGGTTTAATCCTAATAATTTATATGTTGCAATGCAGAGAGCATTTTATTATAATCTTAATACTCATTATCATGATAATTGGAGAGGTTCAAGAATTTGTACTTGGAAAAAAATAAAAAATCTTTCTATAGACAAACTGAGAGATAGTATGTGGAATGAATCTTATCGAATTCAAGATGGTGGATGGCATTGGAGTTATTTTGGTGGTGTGGAAAGATATAAACAAAAAATGGTCGCAGGTGCCGATGCTCAACCTTCAATAATAGTGAATGCCGAAGATATAGTCAGTGAAAAGAAAGACCCTTTGGGTAGAGGTGTAAATTATTTTCCTGTTCCTATAGATGAATCATTTCCACAGTACATTGTAGATAATCAAGAAAAATATTCAGAATTTATTACGCCATGGAATTGATTGAAGGTGTAGCACTTTCAAAACTATGTGATTATTCTTTCGGAGACCAGTCTGGTCAATGGGGGAATATTTTTACATCATTTATGAAAGATGCTAATTTATTGAATCTTGAATTCGTTAATAGATTATTTGAGATTAAAAAAAGCAGAGATTATATGACTCTGTTTATTGATAATATTCGTTTATATAAAAGACATATTGTTGAGGTTAGTGATTCTGATAGACCATATGTCAATTCATTAATGGAAAGGAGTGATTTATTAAATCTTTGCTCAAATTTTCCTGAAATGAATTTTATTATTTTCACAAATCTTGAGGATACTCCCATTGATGATTATATCTTTGACTTGATACCCAATAATGTTTTGTGCATTTCTGCAGTAAATGCTATTGCTAATGGTGGAAAAGTTATCCCAGCTCCTTATGGACTGCAGAGAGCAATGAATCCTAATGATATGAGAGTATCTGAAATTAAAGGCGCTTCAAAAAATCTTCCAAATAATCCTCCCGGACTTTTATATGTGAGTCACAACGAATCTTCCAATGAAGAAAGGAAGGGAATAAAAGAAATGTTCAGGAATAAATCTTGGGCAGTGGTACATGAAAATAGAGTTTCTTTTTCTGTGTTTCTTTATAATCTTAGTCAATCAAAATTTATGATATGCCCAAGAGGAAATGCTATTGATTGTCATCGTAATTGGGAAGTTCTTTATATGAGAAGAGTTCCAATTATGAAGAGGCATCTTTATTTGGAAACTTTATTTGCAGATTACCCTGTTCTTTTTGTGGATAAATACTCCGAAGTAAATGAAAATCTATTAATAGAAAACGATCATTTATTCCAAAAAGCTCAAAAAATGGATTTGTCTGGATTGACACTTCCAAAATTTTTTGATAATATCGTAAATAAGTACACGAATTAAATGAAGTATCTAACTGATTTTTGTAATAAAGCTTTAAACGGAAACCTAGATTCTGATAGGCATATTATTACAATTTTTTCAATCGCTTTGGCATCTAAAGGTTCTACATATGTTGAACTTGGTGTTAGGGAAGGACATACCACAGAACCTTTATATGAAGCAGCAAAGTTAAATAACGGACATCTGTGGTCTGTTGATCTTAATCCACCGTCAGAATTTAAACCAAATAATGGCAACTATACATTTCATCAAGGAGATAGTATCAAGTTCCTTGAAGATTGGCCTAAGGATAAAAAAATAGATGTTGTTTATGTCGATGACTGGCATTCATATCCTCATGTTAAAAAGCAGTTAGAACTTCTTGATGAATTAGTTGGTCCAACAAGTGTTATTCTTTTGCACGATTTGATGTATGGAAGCACTGACCCATTCTACCATTCTGATCTTACACTTAAAGATGGTCAATGGGCTGGTGGTGGTCCATATAGAGCAGTAGCAGAACTTGACCCACAATTCTGGGAATGGTCAACACTTCCTTGGAATAATGGTCTTACTATTTTGAGAAAAAAATACAGTAACAAATATCATCGGAGATAATTATGTTAGCAGTAAGTATTCATGAACACGCGGGTTTGGGAAACCAAATCTGGAGAGCGGTTTGTTGTCGTGTCTTTGCTGATCGTTTGGGTTATGATTATGCGATTAGTTCACCCGGTTGGAGAGGTCCATTTTTAAATTTTGATTTTGGAAAAGATATCTCTCTTAATGTAGAACAAGCATCTGATTTTTATGACTGTAGAGAACTTCCCGATGGTATCTTACATTATTATGAAGAAGAAAGCATCCATCATAAAACTGCTCCTGGAGAAATTGGAGCAGCAGATAAAAATTTCTTTACAGTAAAGGATAATACTTATATTAATGGTAACTTCCAGAGGATGTCTTATATTGAAGATTATCGAGATAAAATATGTGACTGGTTATCTTATGACGACAAATATAAAGTCCGGGACTATTCTTCGGAAAATATCTGTGTAATTCAAATTAGGGGTGGTGACTACAAAACTGGGCATTCGGTACTACCTGCTGAGTATTATCGATTTGCTATGAAGCATATGAAAGAAAATAATCCAGATATTGAGTTTGTAATCATTACTGATGACCCAGAGTTTGCTGGTCAATTAGTTCCTGGTGTTAAGATTGTTGGATCTGCAATTTCTGAAGAAAAGGATCCTTACCAAAAGAATATCAGTTGGTATATTTATCCTGGTGGTCCAGTATCTATTGATTATAGTATTTTGAATACTGCTAAGTATGCTATTATTTCAGCATCTACTTTTGCATTTTGGCCAGTTTGGACTAATAATGAACTTATTAATGTAATTGCACCTAAGTATTGGTTTGATTGGTCTCGCTCTAATGGTTGGTGGAGACCTGAAGATGGAATCGTAAATGATGAAAGATGGTTATGGTTGGATACTGATGGAGATTTATATCCGGGTAGTGTGTGTAAGGAAGAGCGGGATAATTATTACGTGAAATAATCTATGAAAATCATTAAAGAAAAAGTATTAAGCGAGAAAGAGAAGCACTATTCATATCCAATCAAGGTTGATAGTGATGAAGATGTAGTTTCTCTTAGTGATGCTAAGAGTACGGGAATGATTTTCTTGGGCGAGAGGGAAATAAACTATCCCAAGTTGTGGGATGGTGAAGAGTTTAAACTACCATTTAATGAATTTTTATTGAAAGAATATGATAATTCCTACTTTAGAATGATAGGTATTGAAAACTTTACTTATTATTGTGAGGGAAGTAGGGTAGAAGCTTTAAATATAGAACCATCATATGTTGACTTAGAGTTTGACCGAGTATTCTCTGCTCTAAATTATGGTGGTTATATATGGCAACACTTTGTTCAAGATGCTCTACCCATTATCGCATTTGCAAGAGAATTTCTTGAACAGAATCCTGATGTAACAATTTTATTATATGAAGGTGTTAATAAGAAATCTATATCTGACTTTTTTCTCAATAAATTAAATTTAAAAAACCCAGTATATTATGTTCCAAATTATACTCCATTTAGGTATGCTGAAATTTTAGCAAGAGCAAACAAGTTATATCTACTTGATTGTAATAATCATATGCCTTGTTATTGGTGGAATAACTTTTTCTATCAAGAGGCTAATGAGTTTATATTGAGAGATGAGAAATTTGAAAATAAAAATTTAATTTATCTGAACAGAAACAAAACAGCAACCTCAAGAATTTTTATTAATGAAGAAGAAACTGTTGATTACTTGAAACAATATGCAGAGAAAAACGATTTGAATTTTATAGATTATATTGACACAAATTATACGATTGAAGAAACATTTGATATTTTTAAAAATGCACATACTGTAGTTGGGTGCCATGGCGGAGCAAATTATAATATAATATTCTGCCCTAAAGGTACAAAATTTATAGAGTATGTGTTTACAGATTGCATGTATACATTGTATAATATTGCTAGCTCTATAGAATTGGATTACTTTATAGTTCCTAATCGCGGAACTAATATGTCCGAAGGTGCTTTAGTAAAAATAAATAAACTGCAAAGATTATTGGAGAAATAGAATGGATTTTTATTTGGATGGAATGCGTGAAGAGTATTCCAGAGAGTTGACTAATAGTGTGAAGCAAAATACTAATGTTTATACTGTTGGATGGAGACCAGATTCTCATATGTGGCAGTATGATTTCTTTAAAGAGAGGAATTGTAATATAACTCTTATTGAAATTTTTGAACCTAATGCTAATGCATTTCCGAAGGAAGAATATAATGCTACTGTAGTATGTGATTCTGTTGAAAATTTCGCTCAGTATGTAAACAAAGAAGAGAAAGATAAAAATATTTTATATTGGTCTGATGGTCCAGAGCATCTGGAGATGGATGCTTCTAAAAAACTTTTGGAAGAAGCAAAAGAATATTTTTCTCTTATTATAATCCAAACTCCAAATGGTGTTTATGAGCAAGGTGAGATGTATGGTAATATTCATGAATCTCATCTGAGTTCTTGGTACGAATCTGATTATGAAGAACTTGGATTTAAGTTGGATAAAACCCATGGACCTGCTCATAATTTTGATGCTCTGATTGGTTTCTGGATTGGTTGAGAATAATAAAAATAATATATGATTAATCTTCCTGATGTAACTCTGTTTACTATAGACACTACTGGAGAAATTGATAAAACCCTTCGTGCTTTATATACAAGTATGAGTGGTATTAATTATGGTGCTGTTAAATTAGTAACAACAAAAGAGCAAATAGAAAAACATAAAGATCAACTTGAAAATGATGGAATTATCTTAGAAGAACCTACAATAGAAGTTAATAATTACAACGATTATAATTATTATGTAATTTATAAAATTTGTGAACATATAGAAACATCTCACTGTTTGTTAGTTCAACCAGATGGATTTGTTTTGTTCCCCGAAAAGTGGGATGATAGTTGGTTGGAATATGATTACATAGGCGCTCCTTGGGAATATGTTGAGGATTCTTATATTGATCCTTTTGGAAATCATCATCGAGTTGGTAATGGTGGATTTTCTTTGAGAAGTAAAAAACTTCTAAATGTTCCAAATAAAGTTGAAGTTCCTTGGGAGGTAAACAATAGTGATTTCTATTGGATGCCCCCTGGAGTTGTTAACTATCATGAGGACGGAAACATATGTGTACACAACAGACACATATTTGTTGAGCAAGGATGTAAGTTTGCTCCGGTTGAAGTTGCTGTTAAATTTTCTCAGGAAGCAAGAGTTCCTGAGTGTGAAGGGATCACTCCCTTCGGATTTCATTATAGATTGCCTCCAGGAGTTGTATTAGAATGATAGGACATAATCACTTAGGTAAAAATGGGAGATTTGGGAATCAAATGTTCCAATATGCATCAACGAGGGGTATCGCTGCTGCTCGTGGATATGATTTTATTATTCCTGATGGACCAAGAACCGATGAAGAGTTTTATGATGAAGAAAACCAACATAAACTTTTCATGGCATTTAAAATGTCGGGACTTAAAAATGTTGGATTATTGAAAGCACCATACAAACAAGAAAGTTCTTTCGGATATGATAAAGAACTTGTGAAAAGATGTCCTGATGATATTAATCTCTATGGATATTTTCAATCCGAAAGATATTTCTGGCACATTGAAAATGAAATTCGCCAAGACTTTACTTGGAGAGATGATGTTTGGAATACCTGCAAAGAAATATTCGATCAAGTAGTTCCCGAAGGTAAAGCAATTTCTTTGCATGTAAGAAGAACCGATCAAGTGGAGAAAAAAGATTATCATTATCTTCAGACAGATGAATATTTTGCTGAAGCACTTTCTAAACTTCCGCAAGATATTCCTGTAATTGTATTTTCCGATGAACCAAAGTGGTGTCAGAATAGTAATTTGTTTGAGGATGATAGATTTTTAATTTCGGAATCAAGTGATAATATTCATGATATGTGCCTCATGTCCATGTGCCAATATCATATCATTGCTGCAAGTACTTTTAGTTGGTGGGGTGCTTGGCTTGCTAAAAGTGAAAAAGTTATTTGTCCCAAGAATTGGTTTGGACCAAGTTCGGATGTTGATGATAAAGATTTAGTTCCTGATGGTTGGGAGAGAATCTGATGAGATTTTCTATTGCTATTCCTGCCCATGACCGTGGAGAAAATGGTTCAATATGGATGAGAGAACTGCTTGATTCCATTAAGAGGCAAACTCTTCTTGATTTGGAAATTGTTGTTTCTGACCAGAGTAAAAATGATAATATCTTGAATGTCTGTCAAGAATACTCTGATGACTTTGAGTTTAAGTATGTGAGGTATGAAGGAAAAGTTCCCTGCGAAAATATTAATATTGCTTTAGATGAGTGTGAGGGAGAGATAATTAAGATTATGTTCTCTGATGATATTTTTGTGAACGATTCTGCTCTTGAAATAATAGACCAAGAATATAAACAAACTAATTGTAAGTGGGCATTTAGTGGATTCTGTGGAACTAAAGATGGCAAACAATTTTATGATTACAAAACTCCAAAGTGGTCTGACTATATGTTGGAGGGAAGAAATCTTTTAAGTAGTCCAACAGTTGTCTCTTTTTTGAATACTTCTAAACAACACTTTGATGAAAATTTGAAACTATTTTTAGACACAGAATTTTATCATCGCATGAGGTGGGAAAATGGTATGCCTCATATTATTGAAGATACATTAGTTGCAAATAGAGATCATGATGATAGAATTAGTAGTCAACAAACCTCTCAATATGATGCTGCAATTGAACATCCGGAAGGTGGGTGGTTAATCAATACCAAAGAATATCATTATATACAGGATAAGCATAGAGATTTTTGCATGAACAGGAAGTATCCAGATGAAAATTGATTTAAAGGAAGCAACATTTATTATTCCTATTCGGATTGAATCTCAAGATAGGTTGCGTAATGTTATTACAACAACGGCGTTTCTTCTGGAAAATTTTGATACTAATATCACCATCAAAGAAGTAGATTCAGAATCAGTTTTTCAAAAGGATGCTCTTCCCATTCTCAAGGATATTTTGGATGTTGAAATAAATGTGAACCATATCTTTGAGAAGAGTGATGATCCTCTATTTCATCGTCAAAGAGTTCTGAATGAAATGATTGCCGAATCCAAAACAGAAATCGTTGTAAATTATGACTGTGATGTTTTGCTTCCTTTAGATTCATATCATGAAGCATATCAATCTATTCTTCATCATACTCACGATGTAATCTATCCTTATGGACAAGGAATGCATCAGTATCAGGTTAGAGCAACTGATGAGATTGTCTCTGAATTTTTAGAAACAAAAGATTATCAAGTGCTCGATAAGAATTCTAATCTTCATACTTCTGACTTTGGTTGGGTTCAGTTCTTTAATCGTAAAGTCTACATTGATGGTGGGATGGAAAATGAAAATTTCAAAGCATATGCACCAGAAGATAAAGAAAGATTTTACAGGTTTACTACTTTAGATTATAATGTAGGTAGGATTACTGATTATGTTTATCACTTAGAACATAGTCGAGGGGAAAATTCTTGGTTTAGTAATCCACATATGCAATCAAATATGCAAGAGTGGGAAAAAATTCAAACTATGAATAAAGAGCAATTAAAAGAATATTATTCTAAGCAAAATTATCTTAAAAAATATGTTAGCATTTAATCAGATTGGAAATCTTGGTAGACTTGGAAATCAAATGTTCGAATATGCAGCAGTGAGAGGTATTGCTGCCAAGCATGGATATAATTGGTGTATCCCCCCATTCAACAGAAACGGTATTGAAAATTACAGTCTTCATCAGTGTTTTAAGTTAGAATCTGTTAAGGAGGAAAACTTAGCAGTCAGAGATGATTTTGGATATGTTCAGGAAAGGTTCTTTCACTTTGATGATGAACTCTTTGAAAATTGCCCAAATGATGTAAGTATTCACGGGTTCTTTCAATCTGAAAAATATTTCAAACATATTTCAGATGAAATTAGAAAAGACTTTACATTTCACGATGAGCATCTTGGACCATGTAAAGAAATGATGAGTTCCCTTGAAGGACAAGAACCGATTATGCTTCATGTTCGTAGAGGTGATCCTAATCTTACAGACCCTCGTGGATTTAAGTGGAGTTATACTCAGTGTTCTTCGCAACATCCTCCACAAACAATTGAATACTATGAAAAAGCATTAGCAGAGTTTGATGATGAGCAACCAGTTGTTATTTTTTCCGACTCTCCCGAATGGGTAAAGGAACAGGAGTTTTTCTCTGGTGATCGCTTTCTTCATTCTGAACCACAGGAAAAATATGCAGATGGTTCCTATACTCCATACTCCGATTTGTGCTTGATGTCTCTGTGTTCTCATGCTATTATTGCTAATAGTAGTATGAGTTGGTGGGGTGCTTGGTTAATTTCTAATCCAAATAAAAAGGTCATTGCACCTAAAAATTGGTTTGGACCTTCTTATGCCGATAAAGATACTAAAGACCTTTATGTAGAAAACTGGATTGTGTTATGAACCGTATTAATGATTACTCAGAATTAAAAAATAAAATAGTTTCTTGGATTCAAAATTATGCTTCTGAGAATAATATTAAATCTCTTGTAGTTGGAGTCTCTGGTGGAATTGATTCTGCCGTTGTCTCTACTCTCTGTGCCGAGACAGGACTTCCAACATATGTTTTGTCTATGCCTCTTCATTCATCTTTTAAAAATGATGAACTATCTGATTCTTATTCCAATGTATTGGAAGATAAGTATGATAATGTAACTAAAGTTAGAATTGATTTGACTGGTACATACGATCAACTTATGAAGTCATTTGATTTCTGGACAGGGGAAGGAGAGTTTACCAAGAATAATCTTGCAAATGCAAATACAAAGTCACGCATTCGTATGGTTACTTTGTATCAAGTTGCTGGATGTGTTGGTGGTATTGTAGTTGGTACTGGGAACAAGGTTGAAGATTATGGTGTAGGATTCTATACTAAGTATGGTGATGGTGGAGTAGATATTGCTCCTATTGCCGACCTGTATAAAACTGAGGTTTGGATGTTGGGGGAACATCTTGGTGTTGATGAACGGATTATTTCTGCACCTCCTACTGATGGACTTTGGGAAGATGGTAGAAGTGATGAATCTCAAATTGGTGCTTCTTACGCAGAACTTGAAGAGGCAATGGAATTTGGGACGGGCAGTGCAGTAAAGATTCTGCAAAGATTTAATACTCAAAACAAACATAAAATGATTCCTATTCCAACTTTTACTCTGTAATTATTATATGTCTTTACACTTATCGTTGGACATGAACGGAAATAAAACTGAGGGTGCGGGTGCTATGATGATGTACCCCATTATGCTCAGTTTTGTTTCCAAATTTTTTGGAGTTGAGTTTTCTTTTTCAGGAGTTAAAGACCTGTCTCACTTTGAGTATACTGATTATACTGGTGACAGTGAATCTTGGTCCAAATCATTTGAAGAGTTTTTTAATTTTCCTAAGTTAAAAAATCCAGATGAAATAATTAGAGGTTTTTCTTTTGATCAAAATCTTGTAAATTTTATTGCAGAAAATAGAAATACTAACAAAGAAATTTTAATTGAACTTCCTCAGCATGGTGCAACTTGGCCCATGATGTGTTTCTGTGAGCAGAATTCTGATATAATTTTTACTGAAGAGTTAGTAAAAGAGGCAAAGAATAATTTGCGATTTAGTGGAGAAAAATATTTCAATAATGATGAGGTAAATATTGCCCTACATATAAGGACGGAAAATCCAAAAGATGTTGATGCCTCTTCAACCGAAAGGGAACTTTATAATTATGAGAGAGATTTCTCTAGATATTTGAATCTGATTGACAGGTTGAAACAAAAATATTATAATAAGAAGACAGTTCTTCATATTTACTCTCAGGGATTTACTAATTCATTTGAAGAATTTGTAAATCTAACAACAGAAATGTTTGAAGTTAAACTTCATATAGATGAACATCCAATCAGTGACTTATATCATATGATATACTCAGATTGCTTTATTATGGCAAACAGTGCTTTTTCATATATTGCTTCATTTATGAGAACTGATTTGACCTATGTGAGAGATAATTTTTGGTGTTTCACTTATCCGTCAACAATTAAAGTAGACTATAATTTCAATATTCCATTATGACTGCAACAATTACCGAAGTAAAAAAGTTTTGGGATGATCGTCCCTGCAATGTCAGACATTCTTCAAAAGAGGTTGGTACTAAAGAATATTTTAATGAGGTAGAAAGAAAGAAATTTTTTGTTGAACCTCACATCCTTGACTTCACTGAATTTTCCAAATGGGAAGGTAAAAAAGTTTTAGAGATTGGTTGTGGTCTTGCTACAGTTGGTTTGAACTTTGCTCTTAATGGGGCAGATTATACTGGAGTAGAACTTTCTGAATCAAGTCTTGAACTTGCTAAACAAAGATTTGAAGTATTTGAGCAGACTGGAAAGTTTTATTCTGGAAACGCTGAAGAACTTTCAACCTTTGTCCCTGCAGAGACTTATGATTTGGTTTATTCTTTTGGGGTAATTCATCATAGTCCTCACCCAGAAAAGATTATTTCTGAGATTAAAAAGTATATGAACGAGAATAGTGTTCTCAAGATTATGCTTTATGCAAAAGACTCTTGGAAAAATTATATGATTGAGTCTGGTCTTGATCAACCAGAAGCACAGTATGGTTGTCCAATCGCTAATACATATACTAAGCAAGATGTGGTAGACTTGTTGGATGGATATGAAGTTCTATCAATTGAACAGGATCATATCTTCCCCTATCAAATAGAACCTTATAAGAATGGTGAGTATGTGAGACAACCTTGGTTTGAATCCATGCCTCCGGAAATGTTTAGAGTTCTTGAAAAAAATCTTGGTTGGCATTTACTTATTACAGCAAAACTAAAATGAAAGTAGGAGTTATTGGGGCAGGTAGACTTGGTATTTGCTTTGCCCTTCTTTTAGAAAAAGCAGGTTATGAGGTTGTAGCCTCTGATGTTAGAGAAGACTATGTAAATGGTCTTCTACAAAGAACCATTGATACTCACGAACCAGAAGTTCAGCAACTTCTTTCTGAAGCAAAGAATATTACATTTAAAACTGGAAACTATGATGTTATCCGAGAGTGTGATGTTCTTTATACTCTGGTAGCGACGCCATCTCTTCCTGACGGAAGTTATGATGTTAGTGCTGTTTGGGGTGTTATCAATGATATTCAAAATGCTCCAGACCTTGGGATTGAAGTTAAAGGTAAATGTTTTGTAGTTGGATGTACAACTAATCCGGGTGATTGTGATAATTTTCAATCCCAACTCAATGCTTATGGCGTAGATGTTTACTATAATCCTGAGTTTATTGCTCAGGGAAATATTATTAAGGACCTGCAGAATGCAGATATGGTCCTTGTTGGTGGACCCGAAGGTCAGTATCGCCCATTCATTGAAGAAATTTATAATAGAATTCAAGTAACAGAACCAAGAATTTATTTTATGTCAACGACTGCTGCAGAGTTAGTTAAACTTGCAGTCAATTGTTTCTTAACTACCAAGATTAGTTATGCAAATATGGTTGGCGAAGTCATGTCTCTTGCTGGTCTTGAAGAAGAAATTGATCATGTTCTTAAAGCAATCGGTTCTGATACAAGAGTTGGTAGTAAATATCTGAAATATGGATATGGATTTGGTGGTCCGTGCTTACCAAGAGACAATCGTTCTTTTGCTGCTTATGCAAAAAAACTTGGTTTAGAATATAACCTTGGAAAAACAACTGATGACTTTAATAATGAACACGCAAAGTTTTTGAAAACCTACTTTATCAAAAAGAACGAGAATAAAATTCCATTTGCTTTTCATTACATTTCATATAAAGAAGGAACTGATATCCTTACCGAGAGTCAGCAGTATCGTCTTTGCTTAGACCTTCTCGATGAGGGTTATAAAGTATATGTACTTGACAATCAAGCAATTCTTGGTCAAGTAAAAGATTTCCTAGAATCAAAATATGGAGATAGAGTTGTGGTTGATGGAATTCCCAATGAAGAGGTATACTGGATTGATTTGTGATGGATTTTAATAAATTGGATAAGAATAAATCAGCATACAAACTAAAAAATATTGGACCCATTTATTATCTTAATCTTGATGGACAGCAAGAAAGGAGAGAATATATGGAGTCCCAATTTAAATATTGGGAAGTTGAAAATTATACACGCATCTCTGCATACGATGGTCGTGAAGATGACTTAAGTGATATTATAATAGGTCGCTATCCTGAAAATATGACATCGGGTGAGATTGGATGTATTACATCTCACCTTAAGGCAATAAAGCATTGGTATGAAACCTCAGATAGTCCATATGCAATCATCATGGAAGATGATTGTAATCTTGATTTGGTGAAATACTGGGATTTTAATTGGTCAGATTTTTATGCACATATTCCATATGATTGGGATGTAGTTCAAATCGCAATCATTTGTACTGGTGATTTGCATGTTAGATTGCATAAGAGATTTGTTAATGACTTTTCAACAGCTTGCTATCTTATTAATAGACATCATGCAGAAAAGTTATTGAAGTTCCATGTCCGTGGAGAAAAATATAAACTGGATAATGGAGTCAAACCTCGTCCAGTTGCGGATGATTTGATTTATAATTCTGGAAATACATATTCAATTCCTCTTCTCTTTTATAGAATTGAACTTGGATCATCTATTCATCCGGAACATGTTGATATTTTTCATAAAGGAAATCACACTGCACTCTCCGAATTTTGGGAGCAAAATGGTTCTAAAATTAAAATAGAAGAATACATGGATTATGATCCATATCTGGGGAGAATAACCGAAAATTCTACTTCTCAGCAAAACACTTGACAAAATTTAAGAATCTCTCTATACTAAATAAGTACTTAAGAATTCAGTTGTAATTCTTAACATTTGTCCTATAGTACATAAAAAATAATTTTATGAAACTCAAACAACTGATGCTTGCACCTGTTGCTCTGGGAATGGTTGCTCCTGTTGCTGCGAATGCGGCAGACCTTAACATGGCAGCAGTCAACCAATATGCAACCTCTGAGCAGGTCACAAGCGTCTCACAACTGTCTGATGTTCAACCTACGGATTGGGCATATCAGGCACTCAGCAACCTTGTAGAGCGTTATGGTTGCGTTGCTGGTTATCCAAATGGCACCTTCAGTGGTGGCAAAGCAATGACTCGCTATGAGGCAGCAGCACTTCTGAATGCTTGCTTGGATCGCGTAACAGAAAATACTGATGAACTCAAGCGTCTTGCTAATGAGTTCCGTGATGAACTCACTGTTATTCAAGGTAAGGTTGCAAGTTTGGAAACCAAAGTAGGTGCTCTTGAAGCAACTCAGTTCTCTACCACCACAAAACTTCGCGGTGAAGCAAACTTTGTTCTTGGTGGTGTAGATAATGCTTGGACTCCCGGTTCAACTGCAAGTACGAATGTTGGTAATACTGCATTCAACTATGATCTTCGCCTGAACTTTGACACATCGTTCACTGGTAAAGATCTGCTCCGCACTCGTCTGCGTTCTGGCAACTTCTCCAGTCAACCCTTCGGTTCTTCTTCTTCTCTGTTCAAACTGGATAAGGCAGAGAGTACCGCAAATGCAGTTACTCTCGACCGTCTCTACTATCAGTTCCCTGCACTTGCTAAGGGTGTAACTCTGACTGCTGGTGCTCTGGTTCGTAACACTGAAATGACCTGGATTCCTACTGCATATAAGTCGGAAGTTCTTGACTTCTTCCAACTTGCTGGTGCTCCTGGCGTCTATAACAAGGCAACTGGTGCTGGTTTTGGTGCCCAGTGGTCACAAGGTAAGAAAGGTTTTGTTGCTGGTCTGAACTATGTTGCTCAAAATGGTGGCGATTCCACCAAAGGTGAGTTCAACGAAAAGGGTGCCCTGAACACTCTGGCACAGATTGGTTATCGTGCTCCTAACTACGGTATTGCATTCGGTTATCGTTATGGTACTGAAGGCACTCGTGTTCGCACCTTTAATGGTGTTGCTGGTGCTTCTGGTGCTCTTGCTCCAGGTCAAACCTCCAACGGTTATGCTCTGAGTGCTTACTGGCAACCCTCTAAGTCTGGCATTGTTCCCTCGGTATCTGCTGGTTATGGTTGGAACACTGTAAGTCTGAATGCTGAAGGTGCAGCAACTCCTGCTGGTGCTACCGATTCTCAAACTTGGTATGCTGGTCTTCAGTGGAGTGATGTACTTGCCAAGGGTAATTCTGCAGGTTTTGCTGTGGGTCAACCTGGTAATGCAGAAGGACTGGATGAGGATGCAACGATGTGGGAAGTATTCTACAAGTATCGTGTAAGCGATAACATTACTATTACTCCTGCAGTGTTCTATGCTTCTAACAACCAAGCATTCACTGATGCTTCTTCCAACTTTGGTGGTGTAATCCAAACCAAATTTACTTTCTGATAAACTGAAAGTGTGATAACATGGAGGGGATAAAACCCCTCCTTTTCTATGGAGATTTATGAAATACGATATTAAAGATATTAACCTTGCCGAACTTGGCAAACAACGAATTGAATGGGCAGGAAGAGAGATGCCTGTTCTTAAACAAATTCAAGAAAGATTTGCAAAAGAAAAACCACTTGAGGGAGTACGTTTAGTCTCTTGCAATCACGTTACAACAGAAACTGCACACCTTTGTATTGCACTTAAAAATGCTGGTGCAGATTCTATGCTGATTGCAAGTAATCCACTTTCTACTCAGGATGATGTTGCTGCTGCTCTTGTAAAGTATTGGGACATCCCCGTATTTGCAATCAAAGGAGAAGATAGTGACACTTATATTAGACATATTAATACCGCTCTCGATCATCGTCCTAATATTATTATTGACGATGGATCTGATGTTGTAGCAACTTTAATTAAGGAACGCCCAGAACAGATTGCTGATTTGATTGGAACTACAGAAGAAACTACTACTGGTATTGTTCGTCTCCAAGCAATGATTAATGATGGAGTGCTCAAGCATCCTGCAATCAATGTAAACGATTCTCAGACTAAGCACTTCTTTGATAATCGTTATGGTACTGGTCAATCAACTCTGGATGGTATTATTCGTGCTACCAACATTCTTCTTGCTGGTAAGACTGTAGTTGTTGCTGGATTTGGTTGGTGTGGTAAGGGTGTTGCTCTCCGTGCTAAGGGTATGGGTGCAAATGTGATTGTTACTGAGATTGATCCAGTAAAAGCAATTGAAGCAACTCTGGAAGGTTATAGAGTGATGCCTATGGTTCAGGCAGCGATTCTTGGTGATATTTTCATTACTGTGACTGGCAATAAAAATGTTATTGCTTATGACCATATGAAGTGGATGCGTAGTGGTGCTATTGTTTGCAACTCTGGTCACTTTGATAATGAGATTGATGTGAAATCTCTGGAAGAAAAAGCAACAGAAATTAAAGAGGTTCGTCCTTTTGTTAAGCAGTACAAACTTCAACATAATGAAGTTGTGGTAATTGCAGATGGTCGCCTCGTAAATCTTGGCGCTGCTGAAGGACACCCTTCTGCTGTGATGGATATGAGTTTTGCAAATCAGGCACTTGCTGTAGAATATCTTGTTCAGAATCAAGGTAAACTTGCTCCTGGTGTTTATCCCGTTCCTGCAGAAAAGGATGCGGAAATTGCAGAACTTAAACTTTCTGCAATGGGAATTTCGATTGATAAACTCACTGAGGAACAAGAGAAATATATTAACTCTTGGTGTGAGGGAACTTGAACCTTAACCTTCTCTTAGTGGACTTTAATTTTCATTTCCTTTAGAATTTCTTTGTAGTTATTCACTTTTTATGAAACTCAAAAACTTTATTTCTATTAGTCTTGCTCTTGCTCCTGCTGCTGCATTTGCTGGGACTACTTTGAACGGTGCAGGTGCCACCTTCCCAGCACCTCTTTATCAACGATGGTTCCAAGATTATGCACGAACTTCTGGGAGTAGGGTTAATTATCAGTCCGTTGGTTCTGGTGCTGGTGTTCGTCAATTCCTTGCGGGAACGGTTGATTTCGCAGCAAGTGACGAACCCATCAAACCCGCAGAAGCGGCAAAAGTGAAGCGTGGTGTTGTCCAGATCCCTATGATTGGTGGAACGATTGCTGTTGCTTACAACAATCCTAGTTGCACTCTGAAACTCACTCAAAAGCAAACTGTTGATATTTTTGCTGGTCGTATTAAAGACTGGAAGCAAGTCGGATGTGCTGCTGGTCCGATGAAAGTTGTTCATCGTTCTGATGGTTCTGGAACTACTTTTGCATTCACCAACTCTTTGGAAGCATTTGGTGGTTGGACTTATGGTGTAGGTAAGTCTATTAATTGGCCTACTGGTGTTGGTTCAAAAGGTAACGAAGGTGTTTCTGGTACTATCAAAAACACTCCTGGTGCTATTGGTTATGTGAATACTGGATTTGTTCGTGCCAACAAACTTAAAGCAGCAGTTATTCAAAACAAGGCAGGTAAGTTTGTCGGTCCTTCCGCTGTGACTGGTGCTGCTGCTCTGAATAGCATTACTCTGGATGCAAACCTTGCTGGCGAAAATCCCAATCCCTCTGGAACAAATGCATATCCAATTTCTACTCTGACTTGGATCCTTGCATATAAGAAAGGTAATGGTGCTAAGACTGATGATATCCGTGCTGCTCTGAACTATGCTTTGAGCACAAAAGCACAGATGATTGCTGATGATTTGGGTTATGTTCCTCTTGCAGGTTCGGTTCTCAACAAATCACGCATTGCTGTTGGGCGTATTGGTCAGTAATTCCTAACAAAACTAGGTATAAATGACTACGAGGGGTGCTTGACACCCCTTTATTTTTGCTATATAATTGTGTAACAATTCGTAATAAAACGAAAAATGACTGTAACAAAAAAACGAGTTTGGGCAAATGAATATGTTTGCCAAAGAACCCGCGATGTATATGACCAAGGAAGACCTTGAGCGTTATGGCATCGAACCCTATGCAGAAAAAGCGGAGAAAATGAATGGACGCTGGGCTATGGTCGGCATTGTTGCTGGCGCTATTTCTTATGCTCTCACTGGGCACCTCTTCTTTGGAGTAGTTTGAGACTTGACAATGACTTCAACTATCTTTACAATAACATCAGTTGCCTTTTTTGTTTTACTGGCAGCATCCGTTGAAAAAATTTGCGAGACTTACTAATGACCGTTTTTAATGTCACTCTCCAATCCCCTGATGGCACCGAAACTACTATCAAATGTCCTGATGACCAGTACATCCTTGAAGCAGCAGAAGAGGCAGGTGTTGACCTCCCTTCATCGTGTAAGGCAGGCGCTTGCTCTGCCTGTGCTGGCAAACTCATTTCTGGCACCGTTGACAACGAAGAACAATCGTTCCTTGATGATGATCAACAAGCAGAAGGTTGGGTTCTCACTTGCGTTGCTTATCCCACAAGTGATTGTGTAATTCTTACTGAACAGGAAGAGAATCTGTGAGCACTGCTGGTATGCTAGGGCAGTTCGCAATTGCCCTTCAAGAACTTGGGTGGAATGCTGATGATGAAATCTCGGTGGAGATTGGAGGAGTAGCAGTAACAGGAACTGCTACCAGTCCAAATGCAAATCCAAAATGGGCAAAACCATTTGGAACTGTATCCTACCAAAACGATGCTTTCATCGTAATTAAAAACAAATCGAGGAACCCAGTTGTTCCTTCACAACCAAATCCTGAACTTAAACAACACCACCTTTATCAAGGAGAAAACAAATGAAAAATCTTTTTACTGAAAAAGCTGAGCGTATTAATGGTTGGTTTGCAATGATTGGTTTTGTTGCAGCCGCTGGTTCTTATCTTACTACCGGTCAAATTATCCCCGGTGTGTTTTGATAGAGGTCAAAATGCGTAAAGAGCAATATCAAGTTCCACAAGTACAATTTGTATTCCGTGAGAATAGTGAGTTTGTAAATCGTACATCCGCAGAACTATTCAATGGAAAGCGTGTGGTCATTTTTAGCCTGCCTGGTGCTTTCACTCCTACTTGCAGTGCCTATCAGCTACCTGGATTCGAAGAGAAATACGACGACTTTATTGGTAGTGGCATCGACGCTATTTACTGCATCTCTGTTAATGATGGGTTTGTGATGAATGCCTGGGCACAAGACCAGAACATTGAGAAAGTAAAACTCATTCCAGATGGAAATGCATATTTCACACGCTCTATGGGAATGCTTGTTAGTAAGTCCAACCTTGGTTTCGGTGATCGCTCTTGGCGTTATGCTGCAGTCGTGGATAACGGAATCATCGAGAAACTGTTTGTTGAACCAGGACAGCGCGATAATGCCCCTGAAGATCCTTATGTTGAGACTACTCCAGAAAATGTTTTTGAATATGTAAAATCTACGGTTCGAGAAACTGTTACTGCCTGAAGATAATCAAGCGCCCAAAAAGGCGCTTTTTTTATAAATATCTTCAGTGTTTATAGAGATAATCCATGACCCTAGATCTTCATAACTTTTTTAAGTTTTATGATGATAGCAATTCAAATCATGTTGCAGCGGTTCAGTGGTTAGAAGATAATCTTCCTCCCCAATTTTTAGACGATGCGGAGACAGATTGGATTGGAATTTTTAGAACCAAACCCCCTACACCAGCGGTTCTAAACGTTCCATATTTCAATCAAGTAGATAACTACAGAGATGCACATAGAACTTGCAACTCTTCATCGTGCGCTATGTGTCTTGCGTTCCTCAAGCCAGGAAGCATTAAAGGTGACGATGAATACGTCAAGAAAGTATTTGCGATTGGTGATACAACGGACCATGCCGTACAGACGAAGGTTCTGGCAGGTTATGGCGTTAAGTCACACTTTAGTTACAATCTATCTTTTGCTGATATTGATAAAAGTTTGGACGCTGGGAAGCCCGTTGTTATTGGCATACTCCATAGGGGTTCTCTTTCTGCACCTACTGGTGGGCACATGTGCGTTGTAATTGGTAAGACTCCAGACGGAAAAGGATATTACGTTAATGACCCATATGGATCATTGAATGATAACTATACTGGTCCTGTAACTAACGGTAAGAAAACAATCTATACCAAAGCAGTTCTTAAGCACCGTTGGTGTCCAGGAGGCAATGATGGGTGGGGCAGAATCTTCGATTAGATTTAAGGCAAAAATGCTTAAAGTGATCAAAGAACTTACAAATCATGGAAAGCACGTAGAAGCAAACGAACTTTATCAACGGTATTTCGGAGAAAACAATGGCAAGAATCGATTTACATAACTTCTTCAAGTTTTATGACGAGAAGAACCCCAACCACGTTAAAGCAGTGCAGTGGTTGGAAGATAACCTCCCAGTCAAATATCTAGAAGATAATATTGATTGGGCGGAGATTTATAGAGGAAAAAAGACTAGTGCTGCACCAGCAACCACTGCTGCTGCAGCTCCTGTAACAGGTGGTGATGATGTTCCTCAAATGGGCATCAAGTTAATCAAAGAGTTTGAGGGATGTCATCTGAAGGCATACCCAGACCCCTTGACTGGTGGACTTCCAATCACTATTGGTTGGGGATCTACTCGCAAGAAGGATGGATCACCCTTCAAAATGGGTGATACCCTAACACAGGCAGAAGCAGATGAACTTCTTATCGAACAATGTAAGAAAGAGTTCCTTCCTGCTCTGCGTAAAATCCCTCATTGGAATGAAATGTCAGATGGAAAAAGAGGCGCTCTGCTCAGCTTTGCTTATAATCTTGGTGCCGGTTTTTACGGTGGCGATAACTTTAATACTATTACTAAACGCTTGAAAAATAAGGAGTGGGATTTAGTTCCTGATGCTCTTTATCTCTATCGCAATCCTGGTTCTAATGTAGAAGCAGGACTTGCACGTAGAAGAAAAGCAGAGGGTGAATCCTGGAAGAAGGGATAAATAGTTACAATCATAACTGATTCTTGATCTTAAATGGTCTGAATCTACATAGTCCGAATCCTCTGTGATTCGGTGATTACTTTACTTTTAAACATAACTTCGGTTTGTTTTGTTTAGTACACACTGAACTCACAGAGGACTTTCTATGTCTTACGCTACAAGGGCGCTTGCTGTAGCGTCTGCTCTTTTAATGGGGGCATCAACAGCAGCATTAGCAGAAACAATATCTGGAACAGATTTCGAGACTGGAGATACTTCAGGATGGAATACTGGAACTCAAACAGGAACATTAGATGCCACAATCGACGGAGGAGGAACTGGTGTTAGTGTCGTAGATAATCCAGTTATCTTTAATGCCGGTTCTTTCCCAGCACAAGGAAGTCCAACATTACAAGATGGTTCTCCTAATCCATATTACGCACCCGCAGTAACACCAACCACTTGGGAGTTTGCTCCTTACGGAACCGCAGGTGCAGCACTACAACCAAATGGACAGCAAACATTCGACCAGGCAACAGAAGCACTTGGTTTAACCGCAGAACAAAATCAAGCAATAAGAGACCTTCTTATTCAACAGCAACAAGCATCTGGACTTGGAAATCCAAATCCTACTGATGCTGCTTGGATTACAAAATCAGTCACTTTGGAGACTGGAAAAGTTTATACAATGTCTTGGAACTACATTGGAACGGACTATGTTCCTTTCAATGATGGTTCTATTACTTCACTTGTTTATCAAGGAACTGGAACTTCTCCATCAGTAACAGTTAATAACCAACTTCAAAACTATGCATTACTTGGATTTACTAATCCAGGAACTGGTGATTATTCAACAGGTTCTTTTGGTTCTACTGGATGGCAGTATTCAACTTATCAAGTAGGTGCTAATGGTGATTATCTCTTGGGATTTGCAGTATTCAACCTTGGAGATACCGCACTATCACCAGTTCTTTTAGTTGATAGTCAACCTGGAACTACAACAGCAAATGGTGAAGAATTCACTCCTGTTGCTCCAAATAATCCAGATGCTCCATCTGTTGATGAGGTAGCACCAACTCCAACTCCTACACCAGAGCCAACTCCTGAACCTACACCAGAGCCAACTCCCGAACCAACTCCTGAACCTACACCAGAACCAGAACCAACACCAGAGCCAACTCCTGAACCCACTCCTGCTCCTGCTCCTGAACCTACACCAGAGCCAACTCCTGAACCACAACCACCAACATTATTAAACTCTGTGACTGTTCCTGCACCAGGACTTCCAGTTGTTGTTACCACAGAAGTAACTCATAAGGCATCTGAGAAGGATGGAGTTCAAAAGATTAGAAGAGACTTTGCAACCACAACTCAAACTCCTTTATTAAGACAGGATACTTATAGTGATGGAACCGTTGTAGCATCATTACTTCTTTCTGTTGATATTGAAAATAATCATGATGTTCTTTCTGGACGCACTGACCAGCATGAAGTTTTAGATAAGATTGGTGGTGGATTACAAAATCTGTTTATTTACGAACCAACTGAACCAACCACAGACAGAGTAAGAGTATTCAATAACAACTATTATGCCTGGTCTTCTGGTGATTATGGATACAATGGTAAGACTTTAATCATTGGTGGTGGATTAGAGATTGATATTAAACCAACCTGGACTATAGGTGGTCAATATAATAATATGAACATTGATTTGGGTGGTGTTGATAGTACTTCTAAACTCCTCAAAAATCATTATGGAATATTCAATATGTTCCGTGGAAATACATTCTCACTCTTAACAAATGCTGGATACTCCCAGAACAAATATAATGTATCCAGAAATGTTCAGAGTGTCTTCAATAATGAAAGTTCAACAGAAGGAAAAGAGTGGTTTGTAAATAACAGACTATTCTGGCATCTCAATAAGAATGTAACTCCATTTGTTGGATACACTGTTGGTAACTATCAGAGAGATGGATTTACTGAGAAAGGTTCTATTCAATCCAGAAGAACTGTTGATGCTATAAACAAAACTTCACATTCTGGTGAGGTAGGTCTAAATATTTCACACCGTTTTGGTGGAAAGAAAAAGGATTTATTTGGAGTAACTATTGGTGGTTCTTATGAAACCAGTGGAATGATTGAAGCATCTGCTTCTGTTGATTATAAGGAAATGGTTATTATTGAAGGAATACATCAAATTAATGATGGAGTTTCTAACACAGCAGTATCTGCAAAACTTAAATTTAAGTTCTGAAATCCTAAATAACAAAGACACTTCATCAAAAGACTGATGGATAATCCAAATAAAAGAGAAAAGTGTATGAGTACTGTTATTCGTATAGCGATTTTGGGTTGGTCCGCTGCTCTTCTTACTGCCAGTTATGCTGGGGCTCTATCTAAGATGGATCCTACTTTTATTGCTACTGTATTCACAGCATCTGCTGCAACTTTCGGTATTAATACAATGAAGAAGGGTGGCGATGAAGATGAGAAGAAAGAAGAACCACGCAGAGAAGTTGTAGTAGAACCTACTCCAGAACCACCAGCACCAGAAGTTGCTGCTGAACCAACTCTTGAAGAAAGAGTTGAAGCACTTGAAGAAGGTCAAGTACAACCTCGCACAGGTGGCGCATAATGGCAAAGTCAGCAAACAAAGGTAAGAAAGGTTCGGCAGGTTCTGCTAATAACAAAAAGCAGAATTCTGGCAATGCGAACGCCAAAAAGGCAAAGAATGGTGGAAAGAAAAAATGATTGAATTTGTTACTTTGGTGGTTGTTGGTCATGTGTTAGTTGGACCTAACTTATGTCAAACTGATTTTTTAAGTGATAATCAAATTTACACATTTATATACCAATGCCAAGAGAATGGAACACTCCAAAACGAGAGTGTTGGAATGCTCCCATCCACCAAATACTCAAAGCTATAGATAATCACACCCGTCTTCATATGGAGACGGGTGATTTTTGGCATGAAGAACAGGCCCAGATCTTGAGAAAATATGTCAAAGATTTGAAAATCTGGATTCATAAACAAGAAGGATGGTGGGATGAATGAAAAAAATTCTCACAGCAATTAGTTTATCATTAGCATTGATTTCTCCAGTAGCAGCAGAATCAATAATTAAAACACAACCAACTGTAAAACCTTATAGTTTATCAGCAATGGGTTGTATGATACTTTTGGAATGTACTGAAGGAGTAGAAAGACTTACAGTAGATTCTGAATTACTAAAAGATCCAGACTTTGATCCATTTAGAGAAGAACTAAAAGCAATCATTGCAGGACTTGATAAACTTGGAGTTCCTGTTTATGTTGCACCAGAAAGATATTTCACACCAAGGACAGTAGGATTATATAAACCAGAATATAATCGTTTCTTTGTAAATGAAACTCTTCTTAAAGATCCTAGAGAGTTTCTAGGAACAATGAGACACGAAGGATGGCATACAGTTCAAGACTGTATGGGTGGTGGATTAAAAACATCTTTTATGGCACAGGTTCATCAAGATAGTGAGATCCCTGCCTGGGTTATGAAATCTACAAGATTGACTTATGAAACGATGGGTCAAGGTCGTGCAGTTCCTTGGGAAGCAGATGCTAACTGGGCAGAAGAACAATCAAATGTCACTGCAGAAAAGTTAGAAATGTGTGCTAAGGGTCCACTGTGGGAACAGATGAGACCAACTCCAATGACAATGGATTGGCTGATTGGTTGTGGATGGATGAAACCACAAGAGGGTAAGTATCCATATTATCCAAACAAGAAAGCAGAATATTGTGTAGAAGGTAAGTTTTAATGAGCGACTTTCCTTGGGGAGTAATTATAATATTGGGGTCTGGTCTTATCTTTACTTTATATGTAATCTACTACATATTACGATTAGCACACGAGGAAATGAAAAATGAAGAACCTAGCAATCATTCTGTCAACAACAAGTCTTCTCATTAGTGGAGCACTTTGCTATGGTGCTTATGTGACTTATAAAAAAGCGGAAGCAATTTTAAACAACCCAGAACAGTTCGTTGGTAAGGTTGTGGAGAATCAAGTGAATAAAGCATTTGAGAAACTACCAATTCCCAAACTAAATACTGGGAGTATTAAGTTTCCTTTCTAATGGCAGACAAAGACCCGTATATCTATAGAATCAAATCAGTATATAAGGTAGTAGATGGCGACACTATTGATGCTGCTATTGACCTTGGGTTTGATATCTCCCTTACTAAACGAATTCGTCTTGCTGGTGTCGATACCCCAGAGAGCAGAACAACTGATGCTAAAGAAAAGGCACTTGGTCTTGAAGTTAAAGAATGGCTCAAGAAAAAGTTAGAAGGTCAAACTGACATTATTGTCAAAACAGAACTCCCAGATTCTACCGAAAAGTACGGAAGAATTCTTGGACATTTGTTTATTGGGGATGCTGAAGTATCCGCAGTCAATAAAAAGAAATCAGTCAATCAAATGATGATTGATGAAGGATTTGCTTGGGAATATTCTGGTGGCACTAAAAAGAAAGATTTTGCTCTATTAGAATCAAAAAGACAAGCGAGCAGATAATTTCTTAGCAATCTTTTTAGGAGGGGCATAGAGAGACTTAAATCTTTCTTGCCCCTCTTTTGTGAATTTATCTTTTACTGGTTCATCAATAATCACTTTATTCTCAATTTCATATAGGGTATTCTTTTCAATCTCATCACGGATATATTGTTCTACATTATCTGTTTGTGCAACAAGTCTTGTTCCCTCTGATGAATATTCAAAAATATCAATATGACCTGCTTCTGCCATCACATAATGGAGAACAGGTTTAACTTGTTTGATTTTAATTTTAAACTTATTCTTTGTTGCTTCTTTGATAAATGGTTCAGCAGCATTCTTCAATACATTTAAAACTGCTGTGGATGCCATTGTAGCAGCAGTTGTGACTACTGCGACAGCACCAGCCGTAGCAACAAGAGAAGGGTCAGGTAAATTAATATCGACACCATAAACAGAAAATGTTGGTTGTGGTTTATCTGCTGGAACTTCTGCAACTGGAGTAACAACAGGAGTTTGAGTAGGGGGGGTTTGAGCAACCTGAGGCAGTTGAGGTGGGGGGGTAGTATCAGGCAACCCCCTTGTTTTTTCTTGTTGTTCTGTTGCTTGTTTTTCACGCTCTGCTTTTACAGCAGCATCAAACTCTGCTTGAGTTGGAACATTAATAACTGGATATTTAATCGTAGTATTTGGGGCATCAATAACAGGAACTTCAAGACCACGAACAACAGGTGCTTCTACAGAACGAACATTTGGTCTATCTATAGTTGAGATTATAGATGGACCAGATATTCTGTTGATACTTGCACTCGGTATGTTAATCGGATTATTTCCGATTATTTGCCTTAAGTTTGGATTATCAATAGGTTGTATTGGTTCCATTGACCACATCCTCAACTCTTGGGTACTTCACAACAATATCTTCACAAACTTTGTAGTAAGGACTATCAGGATGGAACATAATTCCTGCTTTGTATGCTTCACCACATTTTAATAATCTTACAAGTTCAAAATCTAATCTTGCTTTATCAGCTTCGGCTTGTTGTCTTGAGATTTCAACTCTTGCTCTTGATTTGCAGAGTTCTTGTAAAGAACCATCTAAGGGAATATTAAATCCCATAGATAATCCAGCATTTCCAGAATAAGATGAAAACTGTTCTGGATCTTGACTAGCATTACCATTACCAATAATAAATGGTGCCAGGGAAAATGTTGGTCCTTGACAAGAAACACCAGCACCAAATGTATTCATAGCATAAGGGCCCTGAAGCACTTGAACTGCCTGGTTTGTTACATTACCAGTAGCAGATGCTGAAGGTCCTGCGATGTTTGTATTTGATGGAGCTTGCTGAGCAAATGCAGTCCCTGTTGAAATTATTGCGTAAAGACAGAGATTGATGTAGTAGTTGATTGAGTTTCTGTGGTGCGATCTATCCATGTTTCTTTTGCCACTCCAGGTCCGAGATAGGTTTCACTGAACTGGAATGGAGCACCAGGAGTTGTAATACTATAATTTGTATCCTTAGTAGGATTTCCAGGAATGTTGATGTTCGTACCAGTTACAGTATAAGATTCACCAGTTGTATATTCAACTTGGCGGATTGCTTCTACAATTCTTGTTGTAGATTCTGTTGTTGCATTGATTGTGCCTCTAGTAAAATTAGGCACAACGCTCTCAGCATAAACGGGAGTACAAATGACTCCCGTTGCTAAAAGCAAAACGGGAGTTAAATGTCTCATTTGAATACACTCAGTTCAATGGACCTTTGAGCAGTAGCACTTGTTCCAGCACCACCAGCAGTAACAGTAGGAACACCAGTTGGTGAAAGAGTACCTGCAAGAGTTCCTTTCTCACCACCAACTTGAGTTACACTATCTCCGTAGAGATTTGGTGTTCCAATAACACCGTTAGTAACTGTTTGAGTATTAACTGGAGTATCAGCAGCATTGAAACTTTCAGAGAAAGTAAATGCTTGACCTGGAGTATTAATGTCATAGGTTCCAGCACCACCAACACCTCCAAAGGATGTTGCTTGGATATTGGTTCCTGACGCCGAATAGGAAGCACCAATTCGAGTTGATTGAACTGCGGCACCATCAACTTTCAATTGAACGGAATCAGTGATTTTTGATGTAATTTCAGCAGCATTAACTGGGATTGCGAAGAATAACGAAAAGGCTAATAGAAGTCTTTTCATTTTCTTATTGTTGTGATAAACACTATGAGTATTTAGGAGAGTGTCCCCATTTGGGGAGGGG